GTTCATCTTCACGCAAAACCCGACTATTTGATTAAGGAATATATTATGAGAAGCAAATCTTTTGTTTTTACTGCTGATATTAATTCAGTATGGGACATGCAGCAAATTGCAATGTTAAGATCTTCAATTAAAAGAGTTAATGCACTGGCTAAAGAAACTGATCATATGAACGAATATCGATATGATCATGGCTATGATGATATTTTAACTCCAGAACTCCCAAGGTATCGGGTTTCATTGATGCCTCGTGGTCCTCGTAGAGCAGCTGCTATTGCTGACGGCCGTAGCCCAAGATCTTATGATTCAACTCTACCAATTAGACATGCTGAAACGATTGATGTATACATTCATGAAAGAAGGTAATATTATGAACGAAGAAAATACTGTACCTGAAGATGTAAGAGAAGAAGATCTTTGTATTTGTGGCGAACTTCTTACTCAAGATCATTATGAACACATGGCTAAAGGACATTAATATGACTGATTCAAACGTAAAATTATTACATAACTCTTTACAAACTCCTGATGGTACTATATTGGTTTCACGCAGTCGACATGATTATACATCATATGAAGATGCTAATGGTAAAACATATATGATTGATGGTGGTTTAGATTATGTCAGATGCTCTGCCAATGGGGATGAAGTACACTTGACCGTATGGTCTGATAACTCACACGAAACAATCCGTGAACGAGTTGAGTGGGGTACTTATGGTCCAAATGGAGATCAACCTCTTAAGTATGTCAAAATTAAAGATATGACAACCGAGCATCTTGAAGCTTGTGTAAGAACTCAGCCAGGTGCTAAAATGTTTGATGTATTTGTTACCGAACTAACCTATAGGGGATCATAGTCGTGCATGAATTGCTAGACGGATTGTATGGATTATTCCTCGCCGTAGGTTGTTTAGTAGGATATATCGCCGTGTGTGACTTATATAGTCATGTAAAACGTAGAATTATTAATAAGAGATATGGTTATGATCGAAAATCCTGACATCGCCCGATTTATAATATTTGCATTTTGTGCAGCCGGCGCATCATATACATCATATATGCGAGGTGTAGTGGTAGGTGCTGAACAAACAATAGATATTTTAGAAGCATCGCAAATCATTCAAGTAAATGACAATGGAGAAATAGAACCGTATAAATAGTTATAATACTAGTATTACTAAGAGGTTCGCATGATCAATTTTAATAGCTATCAGCCGATTACCGAAGGCGTCAAGCTTACACCTGCAGAGTTAACTAAACCTAATGGTGTCACGGGGGAAGATCGAGTTGATATTCTACTTCGCCTCATTAAAGATGGAAAGCCATTAGAGTTAGCTAAGGGTGGAACATTCGTTGTCACTGATATTGAACATGCTGTTGCTGGCATTGAAGCTTGGAAGAAAAATAAGTCTGATAAAAAACAAGCAATTGCTCTTAAAGGCGATAACGATGCGTTTATCACATCGTCTGATCTTAAGAAGGCTAAAGTCTTTGGTGGTGGGGGTGGTGCTGGAGGCGGTACTCTAAATACCAAAAATACTGAATCTCATCAGTGTGTAATGATCCAGGCAATGTTAGATCATGGCATTCAATCTGAAGAGTTCTTCACGGATGATATAATGAAAGCTGCTTATAAAAAGGTATTCGTTGATGCATCACTTGATGAAGTACTAAGTGTAGGTGACAACTGGATAGCCTCTTCATATCAATCAGCCATGTTGCTTATTAAGAATGGTTATGTTAACAAAGGTATGACCTTCCATCGTGGCGACAAAGTCATGGCTCAAATCTATGCTAAAAAGAATATTGCATTTAAGAACAGTGGATTCCCTAATCTAAAAGATGATAAGTGGAATCCTGGTGATATCTGGGCTGTAGCAAAGAATTTTAATGTTAAGAAAGAACTTGGCGATGACAGTGTTAAAACCCTCAACCTTGATATCCTAGAGCATTTCGTCAATCGTCGATTGGTTGGTATATCACTTAAGATAGTTAAGAAGAAAGGTAAGTTTGTCGAAATGAATGTTCAACGTCCACCCGATGTAGATGATCATAAAGTAAAAGAGATCTTATTACAAGGTAAAAGCCGTGGTGATTTTTGGTCTACTAAAGGCGGAACGGTTGTATACGATGTAGGTGAACTTATGCTTAAGGATAATAGCGCTGGTGGATCTGTTAAGATGGAACTCAAAGGTAAGACTGCTCGAGGGGGTGGTGCCGGTTGGGGTATCATAATGGATGCTATGAAGCAAGTCTTTGGTCGCGCTCCTGCTCCTAAGTTTAAAGCTGACGTATTCTCTGTTGCTAAAAAGATCGTAAAAGGTGATAAGAAATCAATTGAAAAGTTTTGGAAGATGTATAACCACTTCTATTCAAACGATACCTATGAAAACTTCTTAGCTAATCTAGAAAAGAAAGACCAGTTTTGGATTTCAGCCAAGCTAGGTGTTATGATTATATGTTATGAAGTATCAAAAAATACAGGCCCTAAGTCGAATAGGCTTATTACTAAGGTTGTTAACTATGCTGGATCAAAGGCAGAAGATTCAAGCTCGTACATTAAGGTATATGAATAATGGATAAGTTCTTAGAGTATTACGACGAAAAAAGTAACTTTGGTTTATATGAGGGAACTCGTGTCCCATTGGATAGCCCAATGATTGAAGCATCTGAACCAGAACTCAATTCACCAAAGCGTAGCAGCGGTAAAAAGAAATACGTTGTATATGTAAATAATCCTAAAACCGGTAATGTTAAGAAGATCGAGTTTGGTGATGAGAAAGGTGGACTTACATCAAAGATTAGTGATAGAGATGCAGCAAGAAACTTTGCAGCTCGTCATAACTGTGATACTAAAACTGATAAAACAAAAGCAGGCTATTGGGCATGTCGTTTACCAAAGTATGCAAGCAATTTGGGATTAAAAGGTGGTGGAAATTATTTCTGGTAATCCATACGTTGATAATGGTAACATAAGAACATTCGATATTAATCAACCAGCTACAGATTATGTGTGGCACCGAGATCAAGAAGATCGAACAATTAAAATACTAGAAGGCGAAGGTTGGCAATTGCAAATAGAAACTTGCTTACCTTTTCTCTTAAATGTAAATGAAGAGATTACTATACCACGTGGAGTATATCATCGACTCATAAAAGGTTATAACACATTAAGGATAGAAATTATATGAGATCATTAAAAGGCTATCTATCAGAAGCTGCTGGTAAGAATACTCACATGACCCATATTGAGGACCTTGTTCTCGATGGTGGTGTAAAAGGTGCTCGTCAAGCAATCAATGCATTGCGTTCTTTACGTGATATGTTATCTGGTAGTGCTAAGAGTTCTACTGATGTAACCGTTAAGTGGGACGGAGCTCCTGCTGTGTTTGCTGGTGAAGATCCAATTACCGGTGAGTTCTTTGTTGCAAAGAAAGGTGTATTCAATGCCAACCCTAAAGTATATAAGAGCCATGCAGAGATTGATGCAGACACCTCTGGTGACCTCTCTAAGAAGTTAAAGATGGCCTTTGATAATCTAAAGGGGTTAGGTATTAAAGGTGTTATTCAAGGTGACTTCATGTATGATAAGTCAGACCTTGGATCGGAAACAATTGATGGAGTAAAGTATACTACTTTCCATCCTAATACGATTGTCTATGCTGTACCAAAAGGTAGTGCAATGGAGAAAGAAATATCCAAAGCTGAGATCGGTATTGTATGGCATACTGTATATACTGGTGCAACATACGAAACAATGAGAGCTGAGTTTGGTAGATCAATTGCTTCTAAACTTAAGCCATCAAGCAAAGTGTGGTCAGTTGATGCTACGCTTCCTGATCTATCTGGTACCGCTACGATGACAGCAAAGGAAACTGCGGCGGTCACTGCTCATCTATCAAATGCTGGTAAGTTATTTAGAGAAATCTCTGGTAGTGTATTAAAAGAGATCGAACAGAATAAAGAATTGAATCTAATCATTAATACATATAATAATACAAAGGTTAGAGCAAATGTCCGTATCACTAATACTGAAGCACATACAAAAGGTTTAATTGATTTTGTTAATCAACGATATGCTAAACAGATTGATAAACTAAAGTCAGATAAAGGTAAGCAAAAGAAAGAAACACAGCGTGATGAATTATTAAAGTTTTTTGACAAAAAGAACATAAAAACATTGAAAAAAGTGTTCGATTTGCAAAATTCTGTGGTAGATGCAAAATTAATTATTATAAATAAACTAAACGGTCTATCAAATATTAATACATTTGTTAAGACTAGTTCCGGATTTAAGGTAACCAACCCTGAAGGTTTTGTTGCTATAGATCGTATGGAAGGTGGCGCTGTAAAGTTAGTTGATCGATTAGAATTTTCGACTAACAATTTCAGTAAAGATATTATTAAAGGGTGGGACTCTCCGAGTCGATAACCTTTAGATGGGAACCGAGGAAATAAAAAGAATGGCGTATAATCCAAAACGCTTTAGTGAATATTTATCTGAAGAAACGAAAGACATCACATTCGTATTTGGTCGATTTAATCCACCAACGAATGGTCATGAGAAAGTGTTTGATGCTTTAAAGAAAACAGCTGGCTCTGGTCAATTTAGAATATATGCTTCACAGTCAAATGATCCTAAGAAGAATCCTCTTAAGTTTAAAGAAAAAATCAAATTTCTTCGTAAAATGTTTCCTAAGTATGCACGAAACATTATGAGCGATTCTAATATCCGTACAGTATTTGATATTGTTGTTCGTCTATATGATCAGGGTTTCACCAAAGTCAATATGGTTGTTGGTGAAGATCGTTTAACAGAATTCGATAAGTTATTAAACAAATACAATGGCGAAAAGGGTCGTCATGGTTTCTATCAGTTTGAAGGTGGTATTAGCGTCATTAGTGCTGGCGCAAGAGATCCTGATTCAGATGATGTGTCTGGTATGAGTGCATCTAAGCTAAGAGCCGCTGCTGTAGCAAATGATTTTGCATCATTCAGTAAAGGTATGCCATCATCATATAAAGATGGTAAAGAATTATTCAATGCTATTCGTAAAGGTATGGGTCTTAAAGAGTCTCATAAGCATCGTAAGCATATCCAATTAGAAACAGTATCAGAAGAACGCGAACAGTATAAGGCTGGTAAGTTATTCTCTGAAGGTGATACTGTTGTTGTAAAAGAATCAAATGATGTTGGTACACTCACAATGACTGGTGCCAATTATGTATTAGTTGAATTTGCAGATGGTAGTAAGAAGCGCTGTTGGTTAGATTCAATTGAAAAGTTAGAAGAAGATTACTATGCAGATATGAGCAAATCAACTGCAGACAAACGTAAAGCGCAATTTAAAAAGCAAGCTGATATGGATGATGATAATCCAGCAGCGTACAAACAAGCTCCTGGCGATGCTACAGGTAAGACTAAGCCATCTAAACATACTAAGAAGTATAAGCAAATGTTTGGTGAAGATGATCTTGAAGAAAAGAAAATTGCTGGTCTTGTTAAGAAAGCAGATAAATCAGGCATGCCATACGGTATACTTAAAAAGGTATATGATCGTGGAATGGCTGCATGGAGAACTGGTCACCGTCCTGGTACTACTCCACA